CCAATGGCTGTCTATGCTATTCCGTATGAACAGTACAGTACTCTAACTACAGACAACGTCGCGTCGCTCGCGGGTTACATGAGATTGTATTACAAGGATCTCTAAAGCCTCGTGACAAAATACCGGTCCTGAGACCATTTGGTATAGTCGGGCTCAAAGTTCGCGAAGAAGATCACGTGTGGCGGGCGAAAGAAGACAGTCTTGCTCTCGTACTTCGTGGAGACCACTCTCCCATTTTTCAAGTCCTCCGCTAGAGAATAAACTCCATCCAGATAGCTTGCTCTCCCCTCTCCCGGTTCGTTGGTCCGGGCCAGATCGAACAAAACTATGCTGGTCGGCTTCTGGGCATAGATATACGCCATGTCTACCTTCTTCCCTACAGTTAGGATCGTTGCTCCGTGCATCGCTCCCAAGTAGTTCGCCATCCAGCTCTTCCCCACATTCCCATCCGTCTCCCATATCCAGTGGATCTTCCGGGGACAAGCTTCCTCTACTACAACATCCATTATGGCTTGCTGCCACGGCCTCAATACAGCAGAGTCGTATAGCTCGCGCAAAGAGCCTTGCTGCTTCGCAGAGTCTCTCGCCTGTACCCGTTCTTTAATAAATCGGCTGAATGAAGCGGCTTGCTGAAAATGTGTGTCACAGATCTCATCGTATGTCGCTCCACTCTCAATTGCTTTCTTAACATCTTCTAAGTCATTGCGTGCACCTTTGCGTCCCATAGTGATGCGCTCTCCCTTCTCGATAAAAGTCGGGTTCTCCGGCTTGTTCTTCCCGTTCTTGGTGTAAGGACCATGGACATAGTCGTAATTATCATCATCGGATCCTACAGTGTATTGCTCAAAATGCACACGGCTCCATCCTGGCCATGTGCTCTTGATTGTAGTGTATTTGCATTGCTTTTTAAGCTGTATGTAACCTTGGAGGTGAGGTGTTCCCTGATCTCCAACTTCTTCTGCAAGGCAGATGTATTGTACCTTGGTGTCATTGATATCAAGTATTTGTTGACGCTCAATGGGCGTCCAGTTGTTTAGTGTGAAGCAGTAAGCCAGCGTGGGCATGCTCTTGTCCTTTGGCTGCTTCGTAAGTGGGGTGAGGTCTTATAGAGATTTCACCCTCTCCTATTCAAAAAAATTTAAAGATATTCAAAGATATTCAACAATATTCATGAAGGAAGGTGTAACGACCTTGGGAGTCACCCATAACGGCTGCTGGGCCTGGTCACGTGGCAGTAACTAGGTGGGGGGCCCAGTATTACCCCCCACCTAGATACCGGATACCCGAGCTCTATATAAGCGGATAACTTACCCCCCCCCATCAATTAATGGAAGATGCCATACAAGAGAAAATACCGTTCCCGCCCGTACAAGAAGACTCGTCGTGGGAGGTTCAGTCGTCGGCGGGGAGCTCGCAACTTGAAGAGTCTGATTTCGAAAGTGATGATGAAGAAGACGGAGACGAAGTTTTTCGATATCGGGACGGAGAATCGCCAACTGTATCACAACCTCGGCGGAAACGGCTCGCTCATTCCTCTATCAGTGACTAGTTTGAACCCTTGGTTTAATCCTTGGTCTAACATTGCTGAAGGGTCTAGACGTTATGAACGTATTGGAAATAAGATTGAACCTCGTGGGATGTCCCTCAAGATATACTTGGCAAATAAAGCTGATCGGCCATTCACGAAAATTCGTCTTATTGTAGCCGTTCTACCTAAAGTTGTCGGTGCAACGCTTACAACACCCCAGTTTGACCCATTTCAAATAGCTAATTCCGGAACTGGACTTGGAAACAACATGCTGTTGCCAGCAGACGCAGACGAAGGTGTCAAGTTTCTTTACGATAAAATTCATACTCTGCAACCTGTCTTTCCATTCGGTTCTGAGAAAAAGGAGAATACTAAGTTTGTCAGGTTATGGATCAAGCGCAAACGCTCTCGTCCCATTCTTTTCAATGATGAGGACTCTCAAATCGTTAACAAGCCAATGGCTGTCTATGCTATTCCGTATGAACAGTACAGTACTCTAACTACAGACAACGTCGCGTCGCTCGCGGGTTACATGAGATTGTATTACAAGGATCTCTAAAGCCTCGTGACAAAATACCGGT